GCCAACAAGCGATAGAGACTCCGGGGGAGACTATTAACCAGTGGCTAATAACGGTGCTCTCCCAAACTTGTACGATCTAGCTCAACTCCAGCAACCCGGGGGCGGGATTCTGGATATGGTGCTGTCGATGACCGAAATGCAGGACATTCTCAAGGATGCCCTGTTTTATCCGGCCAACGATAAAACCTCCCACGTCTATATTCGCAACGGCGGATTGGTGACTGGTACTTGGGTAGAACTGAACGACGGAATCAGTGCCTCGAAAGGCGCGATTGTTCCCGGCAGAGCCGAAATCGGCATGCTTGAGAGTCGTTTGGTCATAGACGAACGGTTTGAGGACATAGAATCAAACTACGAGACGTTTGTTCAACGTATGGCGTATCCGCACTACGAAGGACTCGCGCAGCAAATGGCTGATGCCATCACGGTAGGAACGCTTGCCGGTGGGTATCAATTCAACTCGATCGAAGCTCACATCGCTAGCTCCTCTCAGACCGACCAGTTTGGGCAGAACATGTGTCACACCTACGGTGGGACCGGTTCTGACCTTTCTTCGATCCTCGCGATCGACTGGGGTCCGGACAGCGTGTATTGCGTTTACCCTGAAGGGAAAGCGTTTGCAGGCGTAGAGAAGGTAGAGCGCGGCAGGAATGAGCAGGCGACCGGCAAGAACTCCTCGACCATGTACGGTTACATCTGTGACTTTAAGTGGTACTCAGGACTCGTAATCGCGGATGACCGCTGCTTGCGGCGAATCTGCAACATCGAGACAACCGGATCGTCGAACAACCTGCTCGACAGTTCCACCCACGGCTACGTGAATCCGATCATCGACGGTCTGAGCTCCATGAAGAACATGGGCAGAAATGCCAAGCTCTACATGAATCGGACGATCTGGAGCCAGCTCTGGAAATCGGCAAAGGACAGGGCAAACGTAAACCATTACGTTCAGAACCCGTGGCAATCGCCGGAGTATACCTTCGACGGTCACTTGGTCCGCTTTACCGAATCGCTCCTGAACACTGAAAGTGCTGTGAGTTAGGGGAGGTATGTAGAATGGCTTATATCCCTAAGGGTGCCAAAGGCATCCAAGACGCAGACGCTGAGCTTTGTTCAGCACAACCAATTCCAACTGACGGTGCGGACGACAAGTCTGATGACAACGTCGATCTGCAACTCGCACTGTCGAATGCTGGTGGGGGAAACCCGATCCGCATCGACATAGTGGTAACTACGGCCATCACGGTCGCAAGTGGCACAAGCTCCAAGCTTGAGATAGTCGCACTCACCAGTGACGATGCAGCTGACACTATTGGTGGCTGTACCGAACACTCGGTAATCGCGACCCTTGAGTACAGTACCCGGGATGCCGCGTGGCCTGCTATTGGCTTCACGACTTCCGGGTTTCTTCCTGCCAATCCGGGCGAGGACTACCTGCAGTTTCTGCACTTAGCTCTCCGTCCTGTTGGCGACGATACGCTGTTTTCGGCGGGTGCGATCGACGCCTTTATCAACATGGGCTAGATCCTTTGTGGAGGAGGGGGGTAACACCCCCTCTGTCCACTATCAGGAGATTATATGCCACGATATGAGTTCGTCGCGTTAGCAGACTGCATGATCCAGAAAGCCTCATGGGGGATCAGCATAGGTCTGAAGCGCGGGAAGCATTGCACATCAGATCATGACCTGCGAGAGATCTCTAGGCACGTCAAAATGATAGGCGAAGTGCCAGAACCTACTCCCTCTCCGGCAGAGGTCGAGCCTGAGGATGACAACGAGTTTTCTCCCGACGCTATGTCTACCGATGGCAAGCCCGGGGATCAGTACGACGGGCTAACCCGGAAGCAGCTTATTGACATAGGCCGGAGCCGGAGCATGACCGGAGTACATCACATGAATATTGCACAGTTACTCGCAGCACTCACCGACTATGATCGGCTAAACGAAGGAGCGATAGGATAATGGCTACAGCTAATGTTACGGACGAAACTGGGGTAGCCAATCTTGCGCTCCAGAGGATAGGTCGGGCGATAATAGCCGACATCGATTCTGGCACCGACAAGGTATCGACAGCGGTGGATCGGATGTTCTCGGATACCCGGGACGAGGTAGCATCAATGCTCCCGTGGTCGAGTCTTATGACGAGAACGGCGATTAACACCTCGGATGCGTCCGGCGAGTCAGGATTCACGTACAAACAGACGCTTGCCGATACCGTACTACGCGTTGTGGACCTCACCGGCAATGACGGCTCTGAGAACAACGATTGGCGGCGTGAGGGTACGACCCTGTTCTTTAACCTTGCGACCGGCTATATCCGTCACATTCAGAGGACGACTAGCGTTACAATATGGGACGCATTGTACCTCTCCTGCCTCGAAGCACGGCTTGCCTCGAAGCTGGCTGTGTACCTTTCGAGCGACCAGAACCTTGCATTGGCGATGCAGCAAGAGTATGTGTCGCTCCTGTCAACTGCCGTTCTGATCAAGGCTGTTGAAGAGCATGAGAACAACGAGCGTGTTCTCGCCCAGATGGACGCGCGACTCGCGCAATACTTCATGGCTATTAGCGGTGGAGGCCGGAGGACTACTGAGTAATGACCAAGCTAGACTTGATCAATATGGCTCTGGATACGATAGAGGCGGAACCTATCGCCTCTCTTACCATCAACTCTACGGGGCGCAGACTCAATAGGTGGTATGGTCCGGCAGCACGGTATGTACTCACCTATCACCCTTGGCAAGAGGCCGTGTACTGGGAGGTACTCGAATCTGAGTACAAGGTAACGTATACCTCAGCTGCCAGCGGGAACGACTCAGGGGATACGACGTTAGTTGTGCAGGAAGCGATCGCAGGCATTGTTCCCCAGCAAGGGGATCTCTCGATCACGATCAACGGGACAGCCTACACTCACCCCTACACTTCATGGACTACGAGCACGTTTACGCTTACCACAGGGCTTGAGGCTACCTGCGACGGTTCCGATACCGCGACAACGACTCCGAACAACCACAACGATGTATGGGACTGCATGTACTCGGTGCCCTCGACCGCGATGCATGTGCTCGATATCAGGGGTGAGGCTCAGTACGACTTCATCGTCGAAGGTGGATTCATCTACACCAACCAGCATGATTCGGTCTACGGATTCGGCGTCCGGTTCATCAAGGATATCTCAGCCGAATCGGGAGGATCGTTGCAGTACTCCGACTCGATTGCGGAGTGCATTGCGGCCCGGATAGCTTTCAACGTAGCTCCGGCAGCTCGAAAGCAGGAGTTGAGAGGAATGTTCGAGGACATCCTCCACGACGCGGTATATGAAGATGGCGACGAGGCTATGAGCGAAAACGCCAACGGAGTTAGGTTTGTAACGGAGCTCTCATGAGAGTTCAGCGCCCCCTATTATCAGATTTCAGCGGGGGGGAACTGAGTCCCAAGTTAAACGCCCGTTCTGACATGCAGCTCTACGCGCAGGGCTGTCAGACCCTTGAGAACATGTTCGTAATCCCGCAAGGGGCGGCAACGAAACGCCCGGGAACGATCTGGGTAGACGGCACCCAAGGTGACGTTCCCGCGCGGCTTGCTACCTACATTCATTCACACACCGAAACTTACCTGTTCTCGATGACCAGCGGCGGGATAGAGATCTTCCGCGATGGAGTATCGAAGATTGTCGATACAAATCCTACGTGGGACGCGACTACGATGTGGGAAGTATCTATCACCTCCGATTATCGAGGGGTGTACTTCGCGCACAGGGACTTCGCGCCCGTAGCGATGATCAGGACCGCTGAGGACAGTTTTTCGTGGAGTGCGATCAATTTCACCTTTCAGACCGGCGCATCGTACACGTCACACGCGACCCTCAACGTAGCGGGAAATAATACGCTGGTAATGACCGGCTCGATCTCGGCGGTTGCGAAGCAGGGGATACTCCGCGTATGGCATGCCACAGGCGTGTCCGATGAGTACTCCTACACGTCATGGTCAGGGACGACGTTCACCGGGATACTTCCGACGTTGGCGCGTACGTATGACGATAGTGATACGGTTAGGGTGAGCCATGAATACCATTCCGACAATGCAACGTCTCCGTTTGCCGCCACAAACAACTACCCGGGAGCGATATCGATAGCCTATGGGCGGTTCTGGTTCGCATCCGCCAACACCGACCGGCAGCGTATCTGGGCATGCAAGGCGTACGGCGATATTGTAGATGGCAATAAACTGTACTTAGACATGCGAATGACGCAAATACTCGTATCGATCAGGGAGGAGCAGAAACCGCGCGCCGACTGGGCAGATTCTGAGTCTCCTGAGACACAGTCTGTTACCTATGTCCGGGCGGTTATCACCGACGCGGAAGCTATCCAGATAGATATCGCCTCAGATCAGAGCGATTCGATTGTCTGGATGGCATACGGGCACTCTCTCCATATTGGGACAACCAGCTCTGAGTGGGCGATCCCGGCTGATATCACCGCGAGATACCCTGTCGCTCGAATGCAGACGCGAATGGGCAGCTCGGCTGACATTCAGCCTCACTTCGCGTGGGACGTTCTATTGTTCGCACAGGCGGCAAAGAAGCAGATCAGATCATACAAATACTCCGAGGCAGAGCAGGCGTACAAGCCTCCGGATCTTACCCTTCGTTCTGAGCATATCCTCGGCACGGGTGCTGTGCAGATGGCATTCCAGACTCAGCCGAGGAACATCCTGTACGTGCCATGTGCGAACGGCGAGATGGCGGTTCTCACCTACGAGCCTGAGGCAGGCGTAATGGCGTGGGCGAGGTGGGTCATGACCAATGCCTCGTTCACCAGCGTCGCCGTAGTGCCCGAATCAGGGATCGACGTTGTCTACGTAGTGGTCAAGCGCGGCTCTTCATACGATATAGAGAAGTTCGCCGATCCGTTCCCTGACACGCAGGAGACTGCGATATTCATGGACGGTACATACGATGGGACGGTGGACGCATCCGGCTTTTGGGTCGGT